CTGCCGTCCTTGACCTTGGCGGCAAGCTGTTCGATCCGCTCCCGGGAAGCGCCAGAAATCGCGCCCATCTCTTGGAGGCGCATCGTAGCCTCACCAAACGGCCGGCCCGACTTCATCGCATCGTACAATCGGCCGAACCACATCGCCACTTCGCCAAAGTTCTGGCCAGTCCCCGATGCCACGTCGCCAATCATCCGCAAGCCGTCGCCCGTGGACAGGATGTCGCCCGCGAACACCTGCAGAGTCTTAGATGCCGCCACAACCTCTGGCAGTTCGAACGGCGTGGTAGCCCCGAACTTGACCAGTTCGGCCATCCGCTCTTGGGCTTTGGCTTCGGAACCGAGCAAGACCGAAAGCTGCGTCCGGAAGGTCTCCATCTGACCGGCACTCTTGAGCGCCAACGCCCCGACCAGTGCCACACCGGCAGCGCCCGCAATGGCTGCCCCCTGCATACCGGTGATCCCCGCCTGACCGGCCATCTGGCCCGCCATCGCGACTTGCCCGACGGGTCCCGGTACGAACCCGGCCGTCTGCCCGATGACATTAAGCCCACGACCGCCCGTCTTGACTCTGGCGATCTGCTGCTCGAGCCGAGTCAACTGTGCGCCAGCCGGGCCGGTCTCGACGGTAACCGGGATTACCGGGTGCTCAGCGTCAAGGGATTTGGCCATCGCCTTGGTACGCTCCATCGAGGAGACCGACGCGTTGACTCCCTCCATGGAGACGGCGATACTAGGGTGGGAATAGTCGAGTGAGTTCGCAACCGCCTTGGTGCGCTCCATCGCGGAAATGACTTGGGCGGTCCCCTCCTGTCCGACTGTCACGACCGGGTGTGACACGCCCAATTTATCGACATAAGTCGAGACCCGCCCCATTTGGGAAATCGTCTCCGAGACGCCCCTATTGGAGACGGAGACGTAGAGTGATGCTGCCTCGACCGGGATACCCACCTATCCCGCCGTGCCCTTCCGTTGGACTCTACGTGGCCGTGTGGCCCCGTGGCCGTCTCCGGGCGCAGCGGGGCACGGAGATACCACGGAGAGCCTCCCCGCGAACCCCACGGCCATCACTAGCGCCTCTTGACGACGGACATCATCTCGTCCCGCTTCTCGGCTTCCTTCTGCTTGTCCAGTTCATAGGTGTAGAAGGCCACCCACTGAGCGTATTCAGCCGACAGGAGCGCCTTCCTCATCCGGCGCACCGTCCGGAACCCTAGGTCCTTCGTTAGGCGAAATTGGAACGCCAAGTCCGGGTCCCTGTGGAAATTGGGCTCGAGCGGCTTCGGCCGACCCCACTGCTACCCGGTTCATCTTGGTGACCTGTTCGAGGACCCGGTCAATGGAGCTATTGGACTTCTCCAGCAGCATTCCGATATGCTCCGGGGTGAGCGGCGGATCGATGACCGCCGTGGTGAGCAGCAGCATTTCGAGCCGCTGCACATCGACCTGCCCGCCGATGGTCGCTGCCACGCGCATTTCGAACTCGCGCGCCTTGGTGAACTGGCGGAGACGGACGGTGCCGCCCCACTCCGGTACGAGGAAGACCTGCTCCAGAACGTCGTCGGCCGCCTCGATATCGGCCACGGTGAGCATCTTGGGCTTGGGAGGAACGATACGCTCCTCCCACACGCCCTGCTCGTTCTGATACCGCTCAATGGTCGCTGATTCTGTCACGGTAATTGTGCTCCTTACCGCTACGGTGGAGAGGGGGTTAGACGATGGCCCTCGTGAGGTTGTCGCTGATTTGGAACCCGGCGGTGAACCCGATCCGGCCGTCTACCGGATCGTCGATGCTGTACTTGTTGAGGATGCCGGCTCCCGTGTACTTGACCGCCCCGGTGCCGGTCCCGTTCGGGTAATACTCGAACGTGCGCTGCGCACCGGCAAAGCCGAGAATCGGGGCAAGGACGCCGTCGATGGTCGGGTCCCATGGCCCCTCGAAGGGGATCGTCCCGTCCTTGAGTCCGCCGATATAGACGTGGGCCGATTTCCCGAACGTGGTCGTATCGTACGTTCCGGAATTCCGGTCCAGAGTCGCCTTATCTAGATACGCCGACAGGTCGGTCATGACATCGGACGCATTCTGGATTTTGACAACCGCGTTGGTGCCACTACCGAAGGCCACGAGTGGTGCTCCTTTCTACTTGCGAGCGAATGAGACGTGTGACGTGATCGCCCCGCCCGTCGCGACGACCACCGACCGAAGATGCCTGTTGACCGTGCCCGTAACCTCGATGCGCTGCGCATTCGGAGCCGACGTGACGGCAACAAAGGTGATGAGGTCCACCCAAGCCGAGCCGTCTGTCGAATGCTGGATGGTGATCGTTGCCGTGGACGCGGCCTCCACCGTCACGTGGAGATACCCGGTACCGCCGTTAGACGACAGGACGGCGTTATCGACATCGGTGCCGTTGGTGGTCCCCGCCCCGTTCGAGGCCAACGGGTGGAGGGACACAACCGGCACGAAACCGGAGTTGGACTGCGCCCCGACCGAGACCGAGACCACGCCATCGACCGGCGCGTCGATGGAATACTTGTTGTTGGCCGCCCCGAAACCCCGGCCCCGGTTGCCTATTGCGTCGTTCGGGACGATGATCGTCCAGATAGTTGCAACAGACGTGCCGAGCGCCGCCGCGAGAACGGCATCGACGGCTGACGCCGACCCATCGAAGAACCCCTCCGCCGACAGGGTCCCGTCTTTCAGACCACCGATATAGACGTGAGCCGTCTTGCCAAAGGTGGTGGTGTCGTAGACCCCGGAGACGCCATCTGCCGTCGCCTTCGAGAAGTAAGCCGACAGGTCGTACCCGTTGACGTAGACGGCAGAACCAGAGCCTGCGCTAAACGCCATCGTCGGCCTCCTTTCCCTCTTCGGTGGTTTCCTTCTTGGCGTGCGGATCTTCGATGTGACCCTGCTCCAGGAGCCACGGGATCGATTTCTGCGGGATATCGTCCCGGAGTTCGCCCGGCTCCGCCCGCTGGTCGCCGTACCAAGAAATGCCCCGGACGACGCGGTACTTCTTCCGTGTGCTCATGTCGGGTCTACCTCAATAACGAACAAACCACCATTATGCCAATAGATGTCGCCAGTGTCGGCCTTTTCCGGGTAGTCCACCTTGCCCTCCCGCTGGCAGCGCATGACCGTGTACCCGGTGACGGTCGTGAGAGCACCAGTGAGGAGGACATCGATGCGCGCCCCGATTGCTTGGGCGGAGGCAGGATCGGGTGTCGGACCAGTGACGCCCTTGACGAGGTAATGGTACGTCTCGTACGCCCGCCCGGCGAACACGTAATGGTCCTGATGTGGGTCACGGAAAGCGTAGACCACGTACGGCAGAGCCGTATCCTCCGGAGCGAGGAACGGAAACACCGCATCATTGGCAGACAGCAAAGCGCCGAGAGTCGCGTCCCCTGCGAGTTTCGAATAGATCGCCACGTCAACCGCGCTCATCGGAGCCTACCCAAGAGAGACTTCATGGCCGCCGCGTAGGGTGCCGCTTCGTCGAGTGCGGCCGGCGTCATGAACGGCCGCGCCGCCATCCGTCTGGTCGAAAATTCGAGGTAGGGTGCCTTCTCGTCCGTCGTGTAGACGTAGCCCTGCCCCTTCGACGGGAAAATGCTCTGGATCGAGTTGTAAAGGGTGCCGAACTGGATAGCCGGAGCCTCGCCCGGGGCAGACGCCCGGTGCATGATCGAGCCCATCACTCCGGGGACCCGGTAGACCCGGCCACCCTTCACGCCTTCCATCGACGCCTTGGCTCGAGCCTCGATGTTCATCGTCGCCACACGCACCACTTGATCAAGCGTGATCTCCATCTGCCGGATAATCGCGGGGAATCGGTTGAATCCGCCAGACGGGGCCGGCATCACAGAAGCTCCCGAAGCATGATCCGAACATCCATCTGGAAACTGCGCGGCGAGTCGGTCCCGATGACCTCGAACTGCCGGCTGCCGACCTTTAGCCGGTTGTCATTGCCAATGGCGATGCCGTACGGGACGGTTGCCACCCAGCCCATCCGGCTACCGAGCTTGTCGGCATAATAGGCGGTATCCTCCGCGCCCATCGGCCCCAGCGACCCGGGGACCACTTGCGTTGGCGTGGACGGGTAGGTGAGAGTCTGTGCCCCGGCGCTCGTTCGTGCCTTGACCGGAACGTAAATCTCGAGGGCGTCTGGCATGTAAGGAATCAGATCGTGCCGAATACGGGTGAGTTCGATCTCCCGGACCCTACTGCTCACGGCAACACGTCCTGATCACCGTAGAACCGCCGCCGCACGTTAACATTCGTAGTCAGAACGTCCCGGCTCGAGACCTCGTTGTAGTTGTAGCCGTCGAGCTTAACCATCTCGATTGGAACGATCCCACCCGCCCGCCGGGACCGATCAAAGAGGGTCGAGGCGCGATCCTTCCAAGCGGTAGCCGCCTGTGACCGGGAGAGGGATTCCCCGTCCTTGGTGATGTCGTAATCGTAGGCGAGCTTGGAATATACCCAATCGGAGAGCATCGCCCCGGCCTGCAGGACGGCGGCCACTGGCCCCAAGTCCGCCGTAGCGGTATCCGTGAGCCCCACCAGCCGGAGGGCCTCTGTGATGTCACCGTCCGAGACCTCACAGGACCGGTAAATGATCTCAATGTTGTCTGTCCCGGAGGCAGGGGCGACAACGAAGACCAGACGCCCCGTCTCAACGTCCAAGGTGTAGTCGGTGGCGATGGTCTTCAGGACTCCAGCGACGTAAACCAAGGCCGCCGGGCTCGCGAGCAGTGGCGCACCCGAGAGAAAGTAGTCGGTGGTTGCTCCATTGCCCGACTGCGTGTCCCGGGAGAGAGTGCCACCGTCCCCGATCTCCCGGCGGACGACCTGCGCGTTCGTGTAAGCCATTTACGAATCCCTCTTGGGCGCTGTCAGCCGGCCCAAGGACGGTTGCGTGCCGGTGGTCCTGATCCCCCTTCGGCCGAAGACCGGGCTAGTGAACTCCACTGACGGGATGACCTCACCAGCCAAAGATGGGGTGAACAGAACCGGCGGATTGGACAGCAACGCCAGAGCGATCTCCCAAACGGCCGGAGCGACCGTCGGCGCGAACAGAACCGGCGGATTGCTGATAAGACCGGCCGTGATGGAATACTGCGCGGAGACGGTCGGGGCGAAGAGTACCGGGACCTGCGACAGCAGGGCCGGCGTGACGAACACTGGTCCCGTGGTGATCGTCGGTGCAAACAGCGTGGGCGCATTCGACAGGAGGGACGGCGAAATATCCAACGCACCACTGGCCACACTGACTGTCGGAGCGAAGAGGGTCGGCGCATTAGACAGCAGGGCCGGGGAAATGTCCGCTCGAGCCGACACGGCCGGGGCGAACAGAGTCGGCGTTTGCGACAGTAAAGCCGGCGAGACCGTCGCCAGACTGGTTACCGTCGGGGCGAACAGCACGGGAGTCTGAGACAGGAGACTCGGCGCGATACTGGCGCTGGTCGTCACTGTCGGCGCGAACAACGTCGGAGCGTTAGACAGCAGACTCGGGCTGACCGATACCGCTCCCGGAGTTACCGTGGGTGCAAAGAGGGTCGGCGGGTTGCTCAGGAGCGCTGGTGCGACGGTGGCCGCGCTCGTAACTGTCGGAGCAAACAGGGTCGGTGTCTGGGACAGGAGGGCCGGAGCGACGGTGGCTACACTCGTGACCGTGGGCGCGAAGAGAGTCGGGGCATTCGACAGCAGCGACGGGCTGACGGTTTGTGGTCCAGCGGAAGAAACCGTAGGCGCGAACAGTGACGGTGCGTTATCGAGGAGTGCGGGCGCGATAGTCGCAACGCTCGTCGCCACTGGCGCGAAGAGGGTTGGCGCTTGCGAGAGGAGGGCCGGCGCGATGCCAAGCGCCTCGTGGATTTGAATCCACGCCAAGGCGAGGTCGCCCGCGATGCCGAGCGTCGGGTTATACGTCTGCGTGGCGGCAGCCGTGACGACTTTACGCTGCGAGGCGACGTTGCTGCCGGAGGTCGTAGACCCGATCTCGGCCGTCTGCTGAGCCGACCACGAGCCGTTGGTCGAGTCGGCGTCTTGCGTGATCGTCTCGGTCGTGCCCGCCTCGAGAACCAACCCAGCGACGATCATGTCACCGTTGGCGATAGAACCGCTGGTGATGGTCGGGCTGGTCCCGCCCGTTCCGCTCGTCCCGATGGCTCCGGTAACGTAGGTCGGCGTTCCGACACTGCCCGAGACTTGCATCAGCGTCCACGTCTTGGCGACCTTGGCGACGCTAATCGCTACCGTGATCGTGTCGCCCGTCGTCAGCAGCCCGCCGTTCTGCGGTGTGGTGGCGATAATGCCCTGCTGCCCGGCAGCAGCAGCGCCCGGGTCAATCAGCGGCGATTGACGGATCGTCCAAGTATTGCCCTTGGTGTCCGTGACGCCCGTGATGTCGTTGCCCGACGCCGGGTTGTCCATGGCAACCACGAGCACGGCCATTCCTGCCGCGAAATTCGAAGCAGGAACGACATCAAGAGTCGCGCTGCTGGTGTTGTGGGTGCCTGTACCCCGGTCGGTACCGGTAAGCGCCACGTGGCCTCCGAGTTATTAGAAGGCGAAGATTCCGCCACCCGCCCAAGTGACTGTGATGTCGCCACCGTTTGGCGTGACCGGCAGCCCGGTTGCCGTGTCGAAGTAGGCGATGAGATCGGAGGTCGCCGCGTTGCCAGTGTCCTTGAGGACATTCACCGACTCGACGCTGTTCCCCGTGACGCCCGTGAACGTGATGTTGTCCGCGTCGAACACACCAGCGGCCACAGTCCCAATTGTCTTGTTGGCGAACGCGCCCGAGAGTGCCCCGACGAGTCCGGCGCTGATGTCGTTGTAGAAGTCATCGGTGGTCGGGGCTGGCGTGTCCGTGCCATGGTCAATGAGGGCAGCCTTGATCGAGTCGGCGTCCAAGTCCACCCGCGTGGCATGTGAGCCGAGAATGCCATTCCGGAACGAAACGTACATCGCGTTGGCCATCAGGTTGGCTCCGTGCTAGTGGGTGAACGGACGATGGTGATCCCCGGAGTCTGCCCGGGACCGACCCCCATGCCGATGGTGATCAGCGGAGGCTTGGGAACTTCGTTAGCGACGACAAATCCATCGAGGGCGATCCTGCCACTGATCCTCTGGAACACCCCCTCGGAAATGATGGCCGCCCCGGTCTCGTCGATGTTCAGGTGGTGAGTCTTGAACAGGTGCGTAGAGCCGCACCCGCCAAACTCCGGAGCCGTACAATGATAGGGCTCTCGGTACGGGACATCCGGCTCTACGACCGTATACCGGACGTTCCTAGCAAGCGGGTGCTGGACTCGTATCCCGCTCAACCCTCGCCACCCTCGTCAACGTATGTCCACGCCGTGCCGACGTTCCCGGCCCCGCCCTGCGCGACGACGAATTTGATGGCCCCGGAGATCGGGAACCGCTCCCGGAGCGTCGTGTCCGCCCCGGCAAGGTCCTGATTAAGGGCTCGTGGCATGTACAACTTGTTGGCCGCGAGATTGGTGATCGTCAACAGGACGAGACCGGTCTCGCTATCCGAGATCGTGATGTCGGCTGTTGCGGCGAGCGTGCCCTTGTCCACGTAGAACCCGTGGAGCAGCCCGGCAAATGGCCGTGAAAAGCTCGTCCCGGCGTCCCCGTTCAGAGCCACTTTGTCCTTACGGACGGCCATGGATCAATCCTCCCGATGCCAAGGAAGCTCCGGCACCGTAAAGTACCGCATCCCACGACCGCCAGAGCGCTTCCGCTCTTTCGTCTCGATCCGTTCCATCCGTTCGACCTTCTGGTCGAAGCGCTCCGGTGGAAGCGAATTCGGGTATAGGCCGTCGTAATTTGCGGCTTTCTCGGCAGCGGTCTTGGCCACTGTTAGGCTTCCTTGGCCCAAGTCCCGATCATTGCGTCGATGACCCAATCGGCCCCGTCGCAGTAGATACGGACCGAATCCCCGAGACGGTCTGTCGCCCCGGTATTGATGAGGTCCTTGTTATCGACCGATGTCAGCCCGTTGCCCCGGACGTGATCGGCAGCAGCCGGGCTGATTGAGAGACCAGTACCGGCAGACACCGCCCCACACTCGAACTCGTACGTGACGCCCTTTAGGGCTGCCGCAGCCGCCGGGAGGGTGAACACAGCATCCACGGCTCCGACGAATTTCTGCCCCGACTGGTCAGCCGTGAGCGCCTGAGTTGCAGCGGCGAGATTGACGATACGGAACCCGGCACTACCACCCGCCGCGAAGATGCCATCCGGGAAGTTGGTGGTCGGCACTCGATCAGTGTCCTTTCGAGCTTAGGGCCGACCGGTGGCCCATGACACCGGTCGGCCCGTAAGGGAGGAGGGTATGACTAGCTCAGCTTCCCCGGATTACGGGTTGCAGCCGTAAATCCAGCGATAATCCCTTGACGCCCGAGTGTACCGCATGTACGCCCGGTACTTGGCTTCGAACGTGTCGAAATCGACCTCCCGGCCGAACTCGAGCGGAATCCGGTCGTACCAGATGAGGTCGCGAGCCCGTCGCGCCGAGTCGATCAGGAACCACGCATTGGAGTCGTTCAGGTAATACCACACCCGTGGCGTGAACCGGCCCGACTGCGGGTTGATCGCGTTGTTGGCGCTGTTGGGATCGAGGGTGGACTTGACGATGACCAGAGCGTCGTCCTCAAGCTCCGGCGGGACCAGAAGCTCGTTGGGCATGACATTGAGGACATCGCCCCGGTCGTCCAGAAACTTCATCATGTTCTGGCGGACGGTCCGGACGTTGTCCTTCGTCAGAGCAAGCTGCGAGAAGTTGCTCTGCGTGGTCGAATCCATCGGGGAGTATGGGTGGGACGCCGAAGAGAGCGCCACGCCATCAGGACCCGGAATGCTGAACCCGGAGTCGTCCACGCCAGATGCCGTGAACGCGTTGTTGAAGATTGCAGCCCC